TAAAAAGAATCGTCAGAATTCTACTGATGATTTAGATGCTTTTCATAAGCAAGAGTTTGAGATTGCTATCGAGAGGCATTTTGCTTCTGCTATGGATTTATATCAGACTATGCTTGATCACGGTGTGGCAAAGGAATGTGCTAGAATGGTGCTTCCTTTGGCAGTACCAACCAAAATCTATATGAGTGGTTCAGTTCGCAGTTGGATGCACTATATAGATTTGAGGAGTGCTCATGGCACCCAAAAAGAACACATGATTATTGCTGAAGCATGTCGTGTTATATTTAATGAACAGTTTCCTATTTGTGCTGAATCTATGGAGTGGAATTAATGCCTACATATCCTGTTAAACATACTGAAACTGGAGAGACTAAGACTCTCCACATGACCGTGAAAGATTATTGTACCTGGAAGGATGAGAATCCTGAATGGGATAAAGATTGGTCCGAAGGTTGTGCTGGTATCGGAGAAGTCGGAGACTGGCGTAACAAAATGAACAAGACTCATCCTGGATGGTCTGAACACATGAACAAGATGGCAAAGATGCCTCATTCCCAAGTACAGTGGTAAAAACTTATGCCTAGAGGAAGAAACAAAGCTCCTGGAGCTAAGATGTCTGTCAAGCAGATGAAGAGAAAGAAACCAATTAATGAGGACTATCTCATTAAGATTGAACCTCTTACTGATAACCAAACAGTAATGTTTGATGCTTATGAATCAGGTAAAAACCTATTTGCTTATGGTTGTGCTGGTACAGGTAAGACATTCGTTGCTCTTCACCTAGCACTCAAAGATGTACTGAGTGAGTATACTCCTTACGAAAAAGTATACATCGTTCGCTCCCTGGTATCTACAAGAGAGATTGGTTTCCTTCCTGGAACACATGAAGATAAAGCATCTCTTTACCAGATTCCGTACAAGAACATGGTAAAATACATGTTCGAGATGCCAGATGACAATTCATTCGAGATGTTGTATGAAAACTTGAAGGCACAGGAAACTATTTCCTTCTGGTCTACATCATTCCTTCGTGGTACTACTCTTGATAACTCTATTGTTATCATTGATGAGTGTCAAAACCTCAACTTCCACGAACTTGATAGTATTATTACCCGTTGTGGTAAAGATACTAAGATCATTTTCTGTGGTGATGCTCGCCAGTCTGATCTGGTTAAGTCTAACGAACGTACAGGTATCATTGACTTTATGAAGATCGTTCAAAGTATGCAAGATGACTTTACTATGATTGAATTTGGTATTGAAGACATCGTTCGTTCTGGTCTTGTCAAAAACTATCTCATTGCTAAACTTAACTTAGGATTCTAATGCTCTTTAATCATGTGGGGATTGATAGTCCTGTTGAGATGAACACCGTTACAATTGATGGGAAGAGATACTATGTTACCCCAGAAGGTAACAAGTATCCATCAATCACCACAGTGATTGGTAGTAATGCTAAGAAGCAAGCAGGTCTTGCTAAATGGAGAGCAAAGATTGGGAAATCTAAAGCACAAGCAAAGTCAACTAACTCAGCAACTAGAGGTACTCGTTACCACAAACTAGTTGAAGATTACATTAACAATCAATTAGATAAAACTAAGTACCATGACATGCCACTGCCATGGTTCATGTTCAACAAATCTCAAAAAGTCCTGGACCGTATAAATAATATATACCTACAGGAAGCAGCACTATATTCTGATGTGCTGAAACTTGCTGGACGTGTTGATTGTATCGCTGAATTTGATGGAGTGCTATCCATCATAGACTTTAAGACATCAGCGGAAAAGAAACGGGAAAAGTATCTCATGGACTATTATGTTCAGGAGTGTGGCTACGCTTGTATGCTTCAGGAGTTGTATGGTATTACCGTACAGCAATTGGTGACTATTGTAGCAACAGAAGAGGGAGAACCACAGGTGAGTGTGGTCAAACCTAAAAAAGAATATCTAATTTTGTTACAAGAGTACATCCAAGAATACCAAAACAAACATGCCGAAAGAACTGGAGGATAAATTTATGACTACTGCGAGATTTTCGCAGGAAGTGGAGAAGGTAGCATTTGAAAACACAATGAACTACATTGATGCTATCGTATTTTACTGTGAGAAAAACGAGATCGAGATCGAATCGGTCCCCAAATTAATTAGCAAACCACTTAAGGAAAAACTTAAGTACGATGCTCAAAAGTTAAACTTCATGAAAAAAACAAGTCGAGCTAAACTGTTGCTAGTATGAGTAGTAATTTCTTTCAATCCGAAATGGTCCGTGGAGATCTGCAAGAGATGGCAGAACTCCAGCGGTTCTGCTTTCAATCTGCCCATGCTTTTCCTGTCCTAAGTGACAAGAAGAAGATGGAATACTTCAACATCCTAGAAGAATTGATTGAAAAGCAAAAGATTTTTAATGCTAGGTTGAGTCTTAGTGACGATCCTGAAGCAAAAGAAATGGTAGAAAGCATGAAAGTCGCTGCCGTTATGCTCGGTGGCGATGCTAACCTATCCATTGGCGAAATTTTTGATGACCTTTTGATGAAGGTTAGCAACATGAAGGACCAATTAGAAAGTGGCACAAGGGATTGACACCCGCCCCTGTGCCTGTTATTATATGTAAGTGACACGGGGTCACACAACAACATCCGAAACATCCGAGGTATCCAATGTCCTTTTCCGATTTAAAGCGCAAGTCCAGTAACAATTTTCAGTTCCTTCAAAAAGAACTTGAGAAGTCCAGCACCGAACAGAAGTCTGGTGCCGACGAGAGACTCTGGAAGCCCGAACTTGACGCTAGCGGTAACGGTTACGCCGTCCTCCGCTTCCTGCCTGCTCCTGATGGAGAGACAGTGCCATGGGCAAAACTATACTCACATGGATTCCAGGGACCTGGTGGTTGGTTCATCGAGAACTCACTCACTACCCGTGGAGACAAAGACCCTGTGTCTGAGTACAACTCTGTGCTGTGGAACAACGGCACAGAAGCTGGTAAGGACAAGCACGTAAGCAAAAACGTAAGTTGTCCTACTACAGCAACATCTATGTTGTAAAAGATCCTAAGAACCCCGAGAACGAAGGCAAAGTCTTCCTGTATCGTTATGGTAAGAAGATCTTTGATAAGATCATGGGTGCTATGCAACCTGAGTTCCAAGACGAAACACCAGTGAACCCCTTTGATCTGTGGGAAGGTGCTAACTTCAAACTGAAGATCAAAACCGTTGCTGGTTATTGGAACTATGATTCTGCTGAGTTTGATCGTACCGCTGCTCTTGCTGCTAACGATGACGAACTTGAGTCAATCTGGAAGCAAGCATACAGTCTGGAAGCATACACTGCTGATGATCAGTTCAAGTCCTATGACGAACTGAAGACTCGCCTTGATGCTGTATTGAATGTGGGTCGTCCTCCCGCTGTCAGTATCAATGATGAAGAGTATGATCCTGCTCCTGTTGGTGGTGGGTTCAACGATCCAGACATCACTGGAACCAGCACTGTAACTAGTTCATCACCGTTCTTGGCAAAGTCTGATGACGATGATGCTCTGTCATACTTCGCTAAACTTGCCAACGATGATTAAGTTCATCTGGAAAGGTCTGAGTCATCCAGTCACAATGATAAACCTTACGTTTGTTGGGATGCTACTGTTGATTCAGATCGTTCACACTAAAGCACATCTTACTTTAGAAACAGACGTTCACGGTCATGCTTACAGAGTATTGAAAAAGAATCCAAAACTAGCAACATCTGCTTGCTACAAAATGGGGTTTTCAAAATGATGAATGGGGGAAATTTTTTCCCCCATTTTTTTGTCTAAAAAAGTCGATCAGACTCCAGTCTGCTTTAACTTATTACTTACATAGTCCGACGACTTCTTATAAAGTGCTGCCTTTCTGAAGTCTTCTACTAACAGAGTAACAAATTCTGGTTTTAAAATATAAATTTCACGATTCTTTTCATTCTCTGTTTGTTCGTATTCAAATTCAGTTACTGGTCTAGATAATTCGTTGCCAGATATCTCATTGATTGTTCCATTATCATAGTATCTGTATCCAATTTGGGTCACTTTAT